GCGTAGACCGTCTTTTGAAGGCGCTTACCAACCGTCCCTGCGGCGTATGCGGCGGCGTGGGAGAAGCCTACAAGCCCAGCCCCCTTGCCCGATGCGGTGGAGGCGAGGTCGGCGAGAGCCCCGCCGATGTCATCTCGCGTTCTGGTAAACGAACCATCAGCCGGTTGGAATTTTACCGTATAGAATGTATCATCGAGCCAGATCGCGCCCCAGCGGCCATTGGCATCCGCCACAACTGGGTTAGCATTGGCATTTGTGCCAGCTTCAGCATCGGCTTTTGTCGGATATGTATTCTTGAGGGTTGTCGTTCCGTTGTCGTAAAACGTCAGTTTCGCCCCAGAGAGCGAAGCTCCTGAGCTATCATTTGCGGCAAATATGCCAGTATCGAATAGATACGCCATCCAGACAGTCCAAACCGAATTTCAGGTTTGAGGTCTGTCTGATGGAAAGTGCGGCCCTCAACCGCACGGCGGACATGCCGCTTCCAGAAATATGCTTACCATGTTTGCGCGAGAAAGCAAAGCCTACTAAAGCAATGGGGTGAGCCTTACTTTCCTCATGAACATCACCGCCTTGTCTGCCATATTCACGCGCAGCAAATGGCTTACCGGTGGGTTATTGGCCCTGACCGTTTTCGTTATCTGATGCTGCGGCTGTCGTTGGCGCATTGTCGTTGGCACCGCTAAGCAGCCACCTTTCAACCGCGCTCAGTTCATTCGCGATAGCTGGGTTCTTTGCCGCCATCTTGTCGAGTTTTGAAACATGAGCAGCCATCTGTTCACTACGAGCAGGAGCGTTAACCAGCCAGCGTGCGAAAACTGGCGATGCGAGCAATTTACCCAATGGGCGCTGCACAAGGACCGGGGCGGCGGTGAGTGCAGCCAATAATGGCTTCCCAGACGCCAGTAGCGTCGCAGAGCCGGAAACCGCCCCCATTGTCGCTAACAAGGCGTTGGTGCCGCCTGTATTGGACGAATTGGCGTATTGCTGCGCATTACGCGAACCCTCAGCAACCTTGGCGATATCATCCAATACCGAACGCTGCTGCGGATTGAATAGTGCAACTTTGGCGCGTTGGTCGATCTTGTTCCAGTTTGTAAGGAACGTAGCGAGCGAAAATGCCTCACCAGAAGCATCTTGCTTGCCCGGGGTCGCCTTGCCGATCATGTCAATCATTGCGCCAGAAACGATGTCCGCCTCGTCTTTGGGCAGTGAGCGCATCATCTGGCCGATGCGCTGGCTCTCACCGCGTGTTGTGGACCAGTTCACAATCTGATTGAATGCGGCCTGAGCGCCCTTGTCCTTATCCTTGCCGAGAATGGCGGTTGCGACGTTCTCCAGCCTATCCTGACGTGCGCGCCAATAGGTGTTAGCCCGCTGGAACTTCGCCAGAGCTTCCGGCCCCTGTGCGCGTGCTGTCGCCTCCATATCCTGCGACAGTCCATTATAAACCTTTCGCATAGCCGCCATTTCCGGCCCCTCGCTTCCAAGGCTTGGTTTGGCTATAATCTGTCCAATTATAGATCGCAGACGCTTCATGTCTTGCCACGAAACCCGCCCATCCATCGGTGGCTGATTAGCCAAAACATACGCTTCATCTTGAGATGATAGCGCATTCTTATATTTCGTTTTTGCCTCTACCACTCGACTTTCGGCTTCTCTGATATCTGAAATGCTTTGGGGTGTTGCTGGGGAAATATTATTCTTCAGCTTACTAAGCTGACTTTCAGCGTCATTTAAATCACGAGCTGCGCCCCTGACTTTCTCCACTTCCATTCTCAAACGCACTTGTCCCGCTGGGCGCGTATCGGTTACCGTAAGGGCTTCGAGTGTAGATTTTAGGCGTGGGTGGCCAGTCCAGATAGCAGATAAATCTGGGTTGCTATCCATGCCATTCGTCACATCTTTAAGTGCTGCCACTGTATTCGCTGTAGAAGATTGAGCATCTGGACTAATCGGGATGTCCTCATAAAGTTTCCCGCCCTTGGTTTCGGTCGCGTCAATCCATTTATCCATACCGCGCTGCGCCGCCCGTCCGGTAGCGTATCCGTCGGCCTTGATGCCGCCCGCTGCATTTGTCGCAGCATCCGCGACGCCCTCGACAAGCTTCTGACTGCGATTCACAATCGGTCCAGCCCCTAGGGGGGTTTGCGCCGTTGCGGACGTGATCTTGCCAACGGTAGGGCCGCCAACATCGGCAGGCAAAAGCTCGACATTCAGCCTGTCCGCCGCCGCCATTATATCAGCGCCACCACCCCCATCAGGCGGAAGTTTCTTTGGTGCGAAGCGTTCTAACAGTTTCCCGCCACCGTAGCCAAGGCCATAGCCAGACAACGCGCCAAGCGTTCCGCCTTTTACGCGATCTTCCAAAGTATCGCCAGAGCCGACGCCGTAGACGCCACCCATAATGCCGCCGACCTTGCCCAATTCCTGAGCAGTCTTTGCTCCGCGACCGAACGGGATCAACGCGCCGCCCGTAAGCTGTCCTGCGATATTGGCGATAGGATGTTCTGACGCCATCGCGTCTTGAGCAAGCCGCGTCTGCCCGGTATCACCCCCGAATATCGGCGCAAGTTCATCCATGAAGCCGCCAGAAAGAACGTCGGCAGCACCACCAAAATAGGAGCCAGCAGCACTGTTCGCCATCGCGCCTATGGCAGACGCCTCTTTTTTGCCGCTTGGCGTTATCTGGAAATCTGCCTGTGGATTGCCAGAATCCCTGCTTTTCAGAGCCTCATCAAGATCGGGACCGAAGCCACCACGCCCGAATTTCTTGGCGAGATCATCGAACTGCTGGCGCGTTCCGCCAGAGCGAAACAACTCATCAGACTGACGCTGAAATTCGCGATCTTCCGGCGTGATAACCTCACCCGAACCGTCATCGGTGGGCTTGGCTTCGGGGTCCGCTGGCGGCGGAGCGGTGTCGATGAAGTCCGCACCAAACTGCCCTACCGCTGCATCCAGTGCATCGGGATCGTACTTATTCCCCCTCAAAACACCGACCTGCCTTTTCAGTGCGTCCTGAATGATCTTCTGGCGAGCAGCAAGGTTCTGCCTAATAATCTTCGGGTCCATATTTGGCGAAATTGTCGTCGCCTCATAGGCCGCTTTTTCGGTTTCCGTCAGAGCAGAGCCAAAAAGATCGTTTCTGATTTGGTTGTCTACAGACTTAAATCGTGACCACCAGTCACGCTGCCCCGGTGTGCCAAAATCACTGTTCAGGCTTTGAATGCTGTTTTCCAAGCCGCCCGTAATGGTGTTACCGGCGTATTCATCATTGAATGAACCCCCCGCCGTTTTCAGCGTGGAGTAAATGCCGACATTCTTTTCCAGATCCTTGCGTGCCGGTTCCGGCAATGGTTTTCCAAACGGCTTCAACAAACCCTGTTGGCGGTATGCGTCAAGCTTTGCCTTCACCTTGGCCTTGATTTCAGGCGTGATCGATGGGTCACCTGTTAATCCGCGACGCTCGAGCTCAAGGAGTGCATCTGTTTCTTTGGGTTGATCTGGCATTATTTAAGCCCCGCAATACCAAGGATTGCATCGGTAGAGAGGCTGGAAACATCGCCGGATGGCCCGGACCCCTTGGCCGAAATGCGCCCTGCACGCTGTTTCGCTATGCCTAGCGCGCCTTCTGCTATACCAATCCTACGCTCGCCCTGAGCCTCACTCACCTTGTTATGGCGCGCTGTTTCGGCATCGCTGGCACGTTGACGGGCTTCAGACATAATGGTCTTCGTATCCATCGACATACGGATGTAGCTATCAAGTCCTTGGTCGGATAGGTCTGCTTCTGATAAGTCTTCTGGCGTCCAACCGGCTGCGAGCAACTGCGGCGCAATAATGCGCTGGAACAGGGATATGCGCTGCTGTTGCGGCATTCCCCTTAGCTGATAGGCCGCAGAACCCATCACACTCATCTTGTGGTCATATGCCTTACGTGCGCTTTCATCGGCCTTTGCGAAATGATCTTCAAGCTGCATAGCCGTGTCGGGATCAATGGCGAACAGGCGAAGTTGCGCGGCTTTAGCTGCGTCATCGCGCGAGCCGGCAGAGATGGGTGCGGTAATAGAATTATCCCCGCCGCCTGCCTCAACCATACCCGGAGTTGAACCATTCGGATCATAAACAGGCGGAGCCTTAAACCCCGGCGCGCTATAGCCATCAAGCTGCTTCGACTGTTCCGGCGTCATGAAATGCTGCGGAGGGGTGGCCTGATTCCCATCAACACCATAAGTCCCGCCGCCGTAACCAATAACAGGGCCGGGCATGGACGGCGTTTCAGCGGGGGCGTCCTGCTTAGGCGCGACCTTACTACCAAGTCCACCATTAACACGTGCATCAATAACGGCCTGAATAGCAGATTTGCGTTCAGCGGCCTCTTTCAGCTTACGTGCCTTTTCGGCGCGCAATTCCGCCTCCTGCCTGCCGAGGCGATAAAGCCCTAGAGACTGCCCTGCGTTGAATAGAGGCATTATTTACCGAACCCTCCACCAAAGCCATACATGCCAATATCAGTGACATTCTGTATGGCGTTCTGCCATGAGTTCGCGCTGTTCTGATAACCGGACGCCCGCGCATTCCCAGCATTGGTGTATGCCGTAGAAGCACCGTTCGCATATTGCTGGCCTGCTTGCGCGACTGCGCTTGTCGCGGTCTGGCCTACACCAGCGAGCGACGCCAGCCGATTGGCATAGGTATCAAACGCCCCCGCAGCCTCGCCCTGATTAAAGCGATCAAGGGATTTGATTGTAGCCCCACTGTTCCACAAACCTCTGGCAGCAGCGGCGCGATTGATCGCCTTCTCGCCTTCCTGCAACCGAAACTGGTAATCGGGAGATTTGTAGAAATCGGCGTAAGGCTCGGCAGTGCTCGGCGTGGTTCTATAGGGCGTCAAATCGCGTCTAGACCCGTCCTTCGCATAATGATATTCACCGAACTTGCCAATGTTTCCACCGAATATATCGGATTGCGTTCCTACAACCTGTTTCCAGTTGGAAAGCGCATCGGGGTTCCCCCTGACGTAAGCCTCCCAATCCGTGCTTGTGGATTCAGGCATATTTATGCCATAAAGGCCAGCAAGCTTCCCTAGCGCGCCATAACCAACATCACGATAGGGCTTATAATCCTCGCGCGTGGTATCGTAGATATACTTCTGAACCGCAGCGGATTCCTGCGCAGCCTGAACCTGCGCCTTGGCGGCTTTTTTGGATGCTTTGGATCCAATTAGACCACTGGCAGCAGTTGCGCCCACCAGAGCCAGTGCACTACCCAGCGCCATTAACCGAGCCTCTTGATATAGCTATGCTCAGACGCGCGATAGCCACGGCGGCGATACAGGGCACCAACAGCTTCCGGCCTCACCTTGTCGAGAGCTATCATCGCCCACGACTGCGCTCCTGCGTTCATTGCCGCCAGCTCGAGACAATCCAGAAGGTGCGCCCCAACTCCTTTTCTAGCTTCAGGCTCGACCCACCAGAACAGTTCTTGGCCCGTGATATGGTTGCAATTGAAATAGAGAGGATATACCAACCCGCCCGCAATACCGCAGATCACCCCCTCCCTGATTGCAATGAGTACAATGCCGTTAGGATCAGCAATCATGCCCCGGAGCGTGGAGCATATGCTGTCATGATCCCATTCGGCTACGTCTGCCCATTCCGCTTCATCGAAGAAACGCGCACCAATGCGAGCAATCGCGGGAATATCCTCAACCGCTGCTGGCCTGATTTCGATGTCGGAAATGAAGCGCATGTAACCCAGACAGTCTGTAATGCGCTCTGTCTGGTTGCCGCACGCGCTTAACGGCTGTTATCGTATAGCACGCGGCTCAGGTATATTCAACACCCGATGCAACGATACCAATTGACGTGTTGGCGCTGGCAAGGGCCTGTATCGTCCCGCCATCCTCAAGCCATTGGGCTATAGCTCCGGGTACGACATAACTATCCCCTGCGTTGATAGATTTAGCTGACAAAATGCAGTTCGAAGCGGACGCGCTGCCGCCATTAGGAACCAGATGCACCGTAGCCGTTACCGCCCCTGCGGTCGTATTGGTAAGGGTTAGATTGTCGATCCTAGCCTTGAGTCCCGTTGCTGTGTAATAAGTCGCGGCACTCGTGGTGAGCTGAGAACCGGCAATCAGTCTTTTTGGTCGAGTGGACATATCAAACTCCGTAACGCAAAGGCGGCAAAAGGTCGTCGAATTCAGATGGATTGCAAATTGGTGCGGGGATATCCTGCTCATCATGCCGAGGAATTAGTGAAGGGGCGATGGAATCATCGCCAAGATCGATAGTTGCCCCACCAAGTGGAACCGCTATCAGTAAGGACGTGTCATCAATGGGATTATCGGTTTGGCCTGTCACACGCTGAAGTTGAGCAAAAAAACGATACCAAGACGGCGTGACATTGCCCCGGCTGTCAGCGATAGGCTCTCTGGGTGGATTGATTGTGAACATCGCTATCTCACATCCACATGATAGCTCATCACAAATCTGCGAACGGGGTCAGTGCAGCGCAAGCGAATATTCATCTGGCGGAATTTGCCGAGCTTTCTCCATATCGCGCGGGTTGTATATTCGCCCACCGCGCCAAGACTGCGCTCCATCCATGATGACCAACTATGCCCGCCATCACGAGAAAGAGACATGGACACTAGAGGCGCAGGCGCATCGCTATTGCCGACACCTGTCTCAAACAGCGCCTCGAAGGCGTACATGGTCTGCCAGCCACGATCACGCGAAACGATAGTAGGCAACGTCACTTCAAATTCTATTGGGTCGCCGTCCTCCTCAAAAACATCGAAGTCGGCCAGATATACGTTGCCGCCGCCCTTTTCGATGAAGGCAGTCGTATTCCAGATCGACAACGCCCCGCCAACGCGCCAATCTTCACGATTGCGGGACTTTCTGCGATGCCAGAGATTAGTAGAGACATCGAGCGCGAAGCATCCAACATCCGTATTTATGACGTAGAACTTATGCCCCTCGTGCGTATAGGTAAAGCACGCGACCTCGGTGCAATTGCGAAGCTGATATTCTATTGCATGGGTGGAAACGCGAATTGGCGTATATCCGTCAAGGCGATAGACTATGCGGTCGTCGCCGTAGAAATACACGCTATTATCGAGTTTTACGACGCTCTCTTTTGCGAAGCATCCGCGCTCAATAAAAGCATTGCCCTGTCTCGAAAAAGGAAAATCGGCATTCCCGCTATTATACCAAATTTCTATGGTTTTCGTGCCATAAAGCTGCAATTCCCGGTGATCGTTGATGAGGCCGATAAGATTATCCGGTGCACCTTCCGCGTTCGCGATGTCTGCGGCGTCATAAATCAAGCCATTATTGATATCGGTAATCGTGAAATATCCGGTATCCGCCTGCGTCCATGCAAAATATCCATCGATAAAGGCAACGTCAGTGACATCGGGCAGGTCTGGAACGGCGGTAATTGTCGAACCGTCCCAGATATAGCCGGTATTCTCAATCACCATACCAATCTGGGTGAGATTGGTCGCCATTCTGACCGTGGATGATGCGCCTGTTGGCAGCGCGGAGTGGGTGGTTACTGTTCCAGCCTCAGAAACACTGAACAATGTTGTAGCAGTCGCAAGATATATCTCATTGTCAAAGTCTATATACCCGAATATCTCACCCCCAACATCCGCAAGGCTTGTCAGGCCGGGAATAAGCATCACAGCAAAACTGGAACGCTTATCGCCCTCCGATCGCTCGGCATAGCCATTCTGAAGTGATGCGCCGGACCATGGCAGCGAGCGCCCAGAAGCTTCATGAAGAGCAGGGGATACCTCAAACATGGCCGTAATCCGGTTGCAGATCGACCGATGCGGGTTCGTTATCCCAACCTGAGAGATCGGCCAGCAATCTTGCTGCCTTTGCCTCTATCTTGATCGCCAAGCGGCTGTCAGTGACGGGGTATTCCGGCTCAAGTTCGTTCGCAAGGTTCCAGATTAGGGTCTGCAGCCACTCCTGCGGCAGATCGGCCTCGTTATTGCTCGCATCTATGTCCTCGATGCGCCGCAGATAGGTCACAGACAGCGTCTGCGCGCTCGCAGTTGCAGAGGACGCCGTGGGCCACACATAAAGCTTGCCGGTCGATAGCTGCGGATCGAAATAAAAGGCCGTTGGAACGCTCTCGACCGTTTTGTTGGGCTGGTTGTAATAATCCGAGCGTGACAATTCATTCAGCGGAACCTCAATCCCGCTCGATGTCGTCTTTCTGCGAACCGAAAGAACCCTCATGGCCCTTGGGCTGGTTGTATAATTGGTTGTGCCTTGGGTAAGGGTTATGGATTGCTCTGACTTGACCCATAGATGCGGTTTTGCCCCCCATGTTTTCAGCAGAAGGTTAAGTGAGAGCATGCCATCCGCTGACATTCTGGCGGTTAATGCTTCACCTTCCTGCCCAGCGCCAAGAATCTGAAAAGCCTTCTCGATAATCTGGGCAGATGTCAGCGTAAAATCGGTCGAGCCGGACGTTGCCATTTACAAATCCCCCGGCTGAACCTCGTTGGTGGAGAGATACACATCTGCTGGCTCTGGGTTTGATACAGGCAACATCTGCTTATCGACCGGCACTTTCAGGAAGTCCTGCGGATTGCGACGGTCTGCAAAGCGATGATGCACAAGATGCCCGTCCCAATTCTTGACGGCTTGGGTCAGCGGGTATTTGAACCCAGAGAAGGCACAGATGAAGTTCCCCGCCATTCAATACAACGCCACGATGTCGGCGGCGACAAGGCTAGTCGAATATACCTTGTCCACCTGCCAAGGCCGCTCACCAGCAGGAGCGTCAGGAAACGTCACCACATCGCCATTTGCCATGCGAACAGTGATGTCCCCAGCAGTCCCCAGATAGAGGCCGCGAGTGGTAGGAATGATCGTGCTGTCGCTTGCCGTAACCGCTACAGCGCCATAAGCACTCGATATGTCCTTTGAACGACCGCTCATTTCTTACCGCCTTTCCTGACTTCAGGCTCCGGTTTGGGCGCTTGTGGAAAGCCTCCGTGCCGCACCGCATGGTCGCGCAGAGCGAAAGCTTCCGGTAGCGTAGGAACCGTCCGCTGTTCACCCTCGAAGTTCTGAGCATAGAGGGAGACATGAAAGCCTCCCTCAGTCTCCCTGATGCGAACGAGCATTAGCTGTCAGCCGTTGGCAGGACGTAGCCAGTTGCGCCAGCAACACCCGATGCGCGGTTTTCGAAGAAACCATAGCCAGACGATGCCGTAACCAGAACCTCAGCCGCCGTATCCGCGTGCTGCGCGAAATTGTTGGCGATGATCCCGGTGTTGGTCGAGACGTCCGTGGTGATGAGAAGCCCGCCCGTCGCCGTGTCGGTGTTGAGGCGGTAAACCTGATTCCCGGTGCAGCGAAGGCCGGTCACAACCTTGGTGGTTGCCTGCGCCATCAGTGTCGCCACGTTGTTGTTGACGCCAATCACGCAGTAGTTGTCCTGAATGGTGACGCCCGCGTTTGTGCCGTCCATCTTCACCATCGCAACGGTGGCAAGATCAGGCTCAATCCAGCGGTTATTGATGAGAGCAAGGCCGTCAGTGTCTTTACTGGTCGCGTTGGTATCCACGACATACAGGAAATTCATGTTCGTCGCGGTCGCCTGAATGCGGCAATCCTCAACCGTGAAATATTTCGCGGTCGTGGTCGTGAATACCGAAACGATGTCCGCGAAGTTCGCGGAGAAGATCATGTTCTTGAACGTGACGTTCGCCGCAGTCACCGAAATAGTAGTCGTGGTTGCCGTGTCGAGCGTAAGCGTCGGGCGAGCCGTACCAACGCCCAAACCGATAATCGCAACGCCAGCAATGTCAGCCGTAATTGCTCCGGCGCTCGATAGCGTTTCAGTGTGACCCGGCTTCACAAAGATGACATCGCCACGGCCCGCGGTGCACATGCCGATGGCAGCGTCAATCGTCGAGAGCGGGCTTTCGAAGGTGCCGCGATTGGCGTCCGACGCGCCACGATGGCCGGGGAGAAGGCTGGACGAGCTGTTGCCCACCCAGAGAACCTGACCGGGATGAGATTGAACAAGGGGAACGCCGCGAATGGTGACGCCCTGAGAGAACCCATTGGGGAAATTGGATGCAGACATTTAGACCTCCTACGGACCCTCTTGGGGTCACACGGAAAACCCGTAGTTTGGGTAAGGCCGCATTTGTCTGCTACCGGCTCGCGGTTGCCGGTGCCGCATGTCATAGCATGGATGAAAGGCAATGAAAAGGGGCCGCAGGCACTTCCAACCCACGGCCCCAGATCAGTTAATGGTAAGGCTTAAGCACCCATACCATTGGTGAAAATTCCTCTGAAGTCGGTCCAGCCGAAGGAATATCTTTCGTAACTTTTGTATTTCAAGTTACTCGTATCGAAATCCTCATCCTGCGCGAACTCGGCAGAAATACGCTGGAAACCCTTCATGCCATCCGGGCAGTTGGTCCGAATGAAGAAGGCGTCCGTGTCGGTGAAATAATGGTTCACCTTCACGCCACCGGGGAATGCTCCCGATGCACGCAGCGCATTGATGTCGTTGTTCGCCGTGCCCGACTGCTGCACCGACTTCAGAATACGCATGGCCTCGAATTCCAGATTATACGGGATAATCAGGGTATCGGGGCGCAACGCAATGCGAAGTCCACGAGAGTTGGTCGCCGCCTGAATCTGAATGCACAGATCTTCAAGGCTCGCTTCTGACAGGTCAGCCGCCGTAGTGAGACGGTTGGACTGGTTTCCCGCAAGCGTGGGGTGCGACGTAGAGGAAAGGATTACGCCATCGCCGCCGGTATAGCCAGACGTTTGCGCCCGATTATAGACGTTGGCAGCGACGTTTTCCTTGGTCTGGCGCATGGAGAATGCAAGCGCGCGGGTATTCCGCAGACCAGCCTTCTCATACTTGTTGTCATCAATCGCCTCGCGGGTGATGATGAAACCCAGACCGAACGCGGTGTGCGTATAGCGCGCAGTCGTTCCCTGAGCAAAAGTGTCATACTGCGTGGCTGCACCTTCGGCTTTCACCGGGGCGAGGCCAAGGCCAGTCACTTCCTGCTCTTCCTCATAGTTCATATCCGACGATTCCATGCTGAACAGGTCAGTATATTCGGTCGGATATTCCTTGTAGTCGCGTCCCCAGACAGCGTTAAGGCCGGGCCAGAGAAGCTTGGCGATATTGCCAGTTGATACGGTCATTGTTCAGCCCTCCTTATGCGCCAGCCACGCCGTCAACGTAGAAGTGGTTGTTCAGGCGAACATTCCACTTGCAGTACGTGTCACCGACGACGTTATCAGGACGGTTTGCAGCACCGATGATCAGAACATCCTCCGTGCCGTCGCCAGAAGAGGTGACGGTCGTGCTGGAAATCTGGATCGAGCTGCGGCCTGTGGTGGTGGACCCGCTGGTAAAACCGGTCAGGTCAGCGGCATTACCGACAACCGTTGCGGTCAACGCGCCCGAAGCCGAATTGTCCTGCACCTCGAAAACAAGGTTTGGATCGTCAGCCACCAGCACATAGCGGGAGGTGGAGTTTTCGCGATAGATCGTGCTGTCGCGGGTAATGGGTTCGACCGCCACGATAACGCCCACAACCGGATTGCCGGTCGAAACGTTAGCGGTAACAGTCATGACGCCATTGGCGTCGGCGGAACCGGCAGGCTTGACCAATGCGCCGATATAACCAGCGGCATTGGTGTCAGTTGACGGCATGTAGTAGCGGTTGGTTGCGCCGTTGTAGGGCGCACCGCTCAGATAACGGACGGGAGTAAGGCCCGTCGCAACGTTAGCGTTTGCCATTGGAAACCTCGTTCAGCAGCGCCGAACGCGGTGTCAGGGATTATCCCTCGGCGCTCGACGTGATGGACCCATGGGAAGCACGAGAATGGATATTCTCGATTTGCCCGGTTTGGTCACGTCCAGCGCGGATAGCCTCGTCAGTCTGGCGGACTGTTGCTTCTCGTTCGTCTACGCCCTGGGCATAAAGCTCGTCAGGGGTTTCCATGAGATATGCGTGCATTGGTTCGCCGTTGGCCTTGGTGCCAACCAGTCGCGAGACACGCGAGCCGACACCATCTTTTGCTGCGGTGCCGCTTGGAACAAATTCATAGCCCAATTCCTGCAATTCCGCAAGCCTGTTGCCATCATCGTTCACAAAGCGGGTTGTATGGCCCGGAATTTTGGGCGCGGCGAGCTTCTGAGCCAGCCCATCAAGTGCCTTCCTGCGTCGTCTGCGCCCTTCCGGCTCGACCGCACGGGTTTCGCTGGTCACAATCTCCGACTTGACGATCTGGTCACGATCAACCGGAGGACGGCCACGGCGGCGGGGTGCTGTATTTTCCATGTTCAAGAGTCCCACTGATAGTTTTTAAGATAGTCCTTGGTCGAGCAGATACCATCGCGCTCCCATTTCTCAGCCTGCCTGCGCGCTTCAGGGGGGAGATCGGCAAGGGTCTTTTCCCCTCGCTTGGTCGTGCGTGGCGTAGAGCCTTCAACCGCGCTCTTGGCTCTGGACTTTTCGGCAAAACGCTCATCAACACGGCGAGTAATCTCGTCAAAGTCTTCCTTGGTTAGATTGCCGCCGCGCTTCTCTGCCAGTTCATCACCGATCAGGTCTGCAAAAGCAGTCTTACTATGGTCGCTCTTGTACCACGGATTATCGGCAAACCAGTTCGCCAAATCCTCACGGCTGATCTGTTCCGCTTTGGGCGATTCGGCTGGCTTGTTGAGTTTCGCGGCCTCGTCCATCGCGGCACGAACCCCGGCCTTGTCACCAACCTCGGCGGCGGCTTCTGCCTTGGCCTGAATATCGGCCATTGCCCGCTCATAGCCGCGCTGTTCGGAATTGGAAAAGAACTCGTTGGCCTTGCGAAATTCCTTGCGCATCTCAGCCAATTCGCCCTTGAGCGTCTTAAGCTGACTCTTGAGGATGGGCATGACCTCTTCACCGCGCTTCACGAACGTCTGCGCATCGACCCAGAGGCTCTTGTCGCCCTTGAAGTCCTCTTCGGGACGCCAGCCAAGATCACGCGCCTCGGTTTCCCAATCGCGCTCCTGACTATCGTTCCCGCCTTGTGAAACGTCGATTTCCTGCGACTCCTGCGCCGCAACGTCCTGTAGTGCGGTCATTGTGCTGCCTCCCAAAACCCGATCACGTCCTCATCATTGCAGATGCGGTAATCCTCACCGTCCGCGCCCTTGTGCATCTTGCCGGAATACTGAGCCATGATGACCTCATCGCCAGCCATGGGGATGCGGCATTCATCGCCCCAATCCTTGAAAGCGTTGCCCCCGCCAGCGATGAACGTGGCGCGGGTCTGCGCGTATTTCTCACGCTCTTTGGTGACATCAGCGATAATGATCCCGCCCTTCGTGACCTCTTCGACGGGGTGAGGCTTGATCAGCACCCGCATGTCGCTCGGAATGATTCCTGATTTATTCTGCATCGTCTTCCTCTATAGGCTCCAAATCGAACACACCGCGCACGGCATTACAGTCCAGTTCCACCATCTGTTGGCACAGGAACGCCTCCATCTGGTCCGCCTCCTGCAACACCCGGCCCGACCCCCATGCCTCCATCAGGTTCACCCGACGCTGGCTCAGGTATTCCAGATACGCCTTCGTCAGCCGATGCTCCTTCCACATCCGAAACACTTCCGGGTCCGTGAGTTTGTTCGTTGCCATATTCCCCGCTATCTCCCGCCAGTTCGCGGGCTTGGATGATGAAGAAATTCGCGTCATTCGCACTGCCCATTTCAGCAGCAGCCTTCGCGGCCATTACGAGTTGCGCCGCAGCCTGAGCATCCTTCAAACGGATCGATGCCACTGTCTCATCGCGCTTGTTCGCCATGTCGGCCTGCGCCATCAGGAATGCCGGATCTTGGTCTGGTCCCTTGGGCTTCAAAAGAGCTTCGATGTCTTGCGTCCCCGCCGCTTCCATAGCTCTCCGATCAAGCTCC